ACATCCCTTCTGCTGGGCGAAAGGGTCGCGTTTGAAATGCGACCCTCCGAGGGGCGTCCGTAGCCGTGGACACCCACTTTCCCGGCGCCGGGAAAGTTGTTCACTGACGCCCCGGAGGTGCCCACATGCGGCTGGTTTCGGCCGCGACCTGCTCGCCGTGCTCCTGGCCGCTCGCACCCTCACGCGCCTGCACATTGATGTGGGTGTCGCCGACGTTGGTGTTGCCACCCTGTTGCCCGCCACCGGGTTGCTCCATCGGCCCCGGAGGCTTCTTGCCGCCCGCCAAATTCGGCAATGCGGGTGCAGCACCGGCGATTCCACCGGCCAACTTGCCCAGCCAGCCAGCACCGAGACTGCCCTTGGGGTTGTCACCGACCGAGAAGAACTCACCGACACCGTTGGCCAAGATGCCGGCGTTCTGCGCCATGTACCCGATGGTGCGGTTGGCGACCTGAATACCGATCTTCGCCGCGGCGCCAGCACCGGGCATCATCAGGTCCGCAGCGCCGGCAGCGGCCATCAGCCCATCCATGGGCAGGCCACCGAGCACGTTGCCGCTGTTGCCTCCCGGCGTTGGATACGAGGTACCGGGGCCGACAGCCGGGGTGACCGGACCCAGCGGCGAGACGCCGGGAAGCGCATTCGCTGGGCCGATGCCCGGATGCAACGGGGCGCCACCACTGGCCGGGGGCTGACCGGGGAATGACAGACCCGACGTGTCTGGGTTGGTGAGTGGCGGCAGTATGTTGCCGCTGCTCGTTGGCGATGGTCCGCCGCTGGGCGCAACCGGACCAGCACTCGTGGGTAGGTACCACTGCTCGGTGAACTGCTTATCGCCGGCACCGGCCGCTGGGCCGCCGTAGGCGATACCGCCATGGCTGCCACCGGATTCGAAGTTCACACCGTTCGGCAGAGTCGCGGCCATATGCCCACCACCTGGACCACCGTGCAGGACACCGACATTCAGCGCGCCAGGCATCGTGCCGCGCTGCCACCCATTGGCCGCCGCATACCCGGGGAACGATTCGGTGTCGAACAGTCGGCCTGGGGTTGCGCCGCCCTTCTGCAGGACCTCCACAAGGTCGGACACGGCGCCGGAGCAGTCGGCCAGACCGTGAGCGAGATCGGATGCGCCCCAGCCGTATTGGCCGCCGTTCGCGGACTGAGCCAAGGCGATCGCTGCCGCGGCGTTGCCGCCCATCGCGGCAGTGTTGGCTCCCGGCAGCATTGCCGTGGTGCCTGGCGTCTGTGATGCGGCGATCGCACCGGGGGTGTACTGCGGCCCGAGCACACCGTTCGCGGCCAACATTCCGACCAGACCGGAGCCTTCGTTCGGATTGGCCTTGGCCACGAAACCCAACGCCTGCAACAACGGTGCCGCGAGGGCGTTACCGACCGCCTTGACCAGATTCTCGACAATCCCGCCGAGACCCTTGGAGATGCCGAAGTCCTTATCGAGCGACGCACCCAGTTGGTCGAGATCAGACGACAGGCCTGCCATCTGCTTGTTGGCCTGCTTCGTGGCGTTGATCCGGGCATCGGTCAACGACTGCTCAGCCTTCAACTGATCCTGCTGAGCTTTCGTTAAATCGTTCTTAGCCTTCTGGATATCGTCGGCGGTCGCGACGTTCGTCTGCTCGAGCTGATGCAGCCGCGCTTCCTTCTCGGCGACGTCGTGCTTACGCTCGTCCAGGCTCTGCTGCGCGTTCGCAATGCCCGACGGCAGCCCAGCAGTCGACGTGTAGTTCAGCTGCAGCACCGGCGCTGGCGGGAGGCTTGCCGTGCCGGAACTATCGGTGGCCGTCGGCATGTGCGACTGCGGGCCATGCTGCACACCGGGTGGCGGAACTGGCAGGTTAGGGTTCGGCGTCAGGAACGTGCCCAACATGCCCGGGATATCCCCCGGCGCAGGAGGAGTCGGACGCGGACCAACGCCGACATTGTTCGACAGCCCGGGGCCTTGAACCGGAGCATCGCCCATCAGACTCGCCAAATCCTGGCTCTGCTGAGCAGGGCTCGACGGCGGCGGCGGCACATACGACGGCGGCTCAGGCTCAAAAATCCGACTCAGCGCGTCCGGCAGTGTGTGCATGACCCAATTGCCCGGCCCCGTATTGGCCAGCCAGCGTTGAAAACTGTCCTCGGCGTTGTCAATCGCGCGGCCGAGATTGCCCCACGAGTCGGCTTGCTCGTTGATCTTCGGCGTCGCGTCATCGGTCGCCCCGGCCACCTTGCCCATGTCGGATGCCGCGGTCTTCAGGTCCGCTGCCTTGATTGCCGGGCCGGCGTCTTCCCACTTCGTCTTGAACAACGCCAGCCCGACGTTGTTTTTGTCGACCGGGTCTTTCAGGTCCTTCAATGCAGTCAGCACCGCACCGAACGCATCGCGCGCACCAACACCACCAGCCGCAAACTTCTTGGTCATATCCTCGGCGTCGAAACCCATTGCCGTGAAAGCCTGCTTCGTCAGCTTCGAGCCATCCGCGACGCTGATCGACAGTTCCTTGAGTGAGTCCGATGCGACGTCGGTGTTGCGAATGCCGGCGTCGGACATCTGCTTCATCAAGCCGACCGCATCCTGAGCGGACAACCCCACCCCGTGCCACGCCGTGCTGTACTCCTCCAGCGTGTCCAGCAAGTCACCGCTGATGTCGAGCTGCTTCCCGGCCGCCGAGTTCAGCAGGTCCAAGACCTCTTTGTAATCCGCGGCCAGACCGTTACGAACGACGTTGCGCGACTTGGCTGCAATCTCGGTCGGGTCCTGCCCAGTGATCTTGCTCGTCGTGTCCATGCGTTCGGTGAACTTCGCCAGATCGGCATCGGACGACTTCGGGCTGATCAGGCCCGAACGAATCCCCGCCGTAACGGTTTTGAGGTTCTCCTCGACCGACCCGCCAAAACCCTTCGTCCAGGCATTGCCGGCCGCGGTGCCGATGTGCTCCATCGTCCCGTTGTCGACACCCAGACGCACCTGGAACAGATCACGCATTCGCAACTGCTCCATACCGGCAGCAATGTTGTCCGCCAGCACCTTTCCGCCAGCAAGACCAATGGCGGCCACACCCGCTATGGCGAGACCGATAGGCCCACCCGCGGTGCCGAGGCGCGCGAGCACAGCCGACCCGGCGAAACCCTCCATGAATCCGCCCGCGGCCTCACCACCGGCGCTACGCATGCCAGCCAGGGCGCCACGCAGACCGCCGACAGCCTGATGCCCGGCCTGATCCGCAGCCTCCCCATACTCGCGATATGCCGCCGTCGCCCGCTCAATCGCCTCAATCTCGGCCAAGCGCGCACGCTCTACACGCCGGCCCAGAGACTCGGCGTTCGCCGCACCCTTTTCCACCGCCGCCTGATGCTTACGCTCAGCCGCCGCGACCTTCTCGCTGGCGTCCTGCATCCCCAGATATGCCTTGCGGGCCTTGGTTTCCAACTCGTCGAAGCCCTGCCCAGCAGCAGCCGTGCCCTGAGTCAACTGCTGGCGCATCACCTTCGAGATGTCGCGGGCACCCTGCTCATACACACGCTGCGCCCGGGTCATCGTGGCAGTGGCGGCACGCTCATCAAGTTCCGGCTCGATCATCAAGACAATCGGGTCCACAGACCTACCTCGCTATCTGGGAGATTGAGTTCGGGTTGCGGTCCGGCGCAGGTCGACGCTCTGTTGGCCGTCGTGGCGCCGCCTTGCCCTGGAGAACGTCCGAGAAGACGTCGGGTTTGACGCCGGACCGCAAGTTTTCAGCTACGACGCGCTGACGACATCCAGCATGCGGAAAGCGTTGTCGTTCAGGCTGTCTGAACCAACCCGATACCAGGCAACCCAGCCGCGCTGACCAGTCGGCCGGCGGTTGGCCCCGAACAGATGCGGGATCAACTCGACAGTCATGCCCAAACGCCGAGCCACCACAAACTGGTTGAAATCGCCAAAGATCATGGCGTAGTTGTGGACCGCGCCCGAAGTGGTGATGGTGCCGTCCATTGCCTCGGCCTCGATGGCGCTACGGCCCAGCAGGCGCGGCGGACGATCCTCGTTGAGGTCCGTCCAGAAGCCGCCACCACCGGAGGTGTCGAACTGCCGAACCAGTGAGTACACCGAGTTGTTGGCCAGCCACGAGGCGCGGCGGCGCCACTTGGCCGGCAGGGCATCGCGGACCGCGTAGACATCCTTCAGGGCGAAGGTGTCGTCCGTGGCGGCGTTGACCACGACAGTCGGGCTCGATGCCGCCAGTGCGGTCACGATGCCCGTGGGCTGGCCGGAGCCGGAGCCCGTGATGAGAGTGATTGCCTCGAGGTCCTGCTGTCCCTCGGCGAACAGCTGCCCGACCGCCTCGGTCACGTTGGCCATGTCCTGCAGACCCTCGACCGAGATCGGGACGAAACCCTGCGCCTTGTAGATCGGGATGGACGGCTGCGCGAATGTCGGCGAATCATCGCTGACCTCAGTGCCTTCCGCATCCCACGACCACTGAATCGCCGACGACGACACGCCGTTCCACACGTCACCGGTGGCGACGACCTGCCGAGCGACCTGTGTGATCTCGGAGTAGCTGCCTGCGCTGGTGATGTTGAGAACGGGATCAACCTGGAAAGGCACGAGGTACCCGCCGGCACTGTCCGTGAGGGACATCGCCCGCCAACTCTCGGCGGCGTGCACCGCCTGCTGCTCTTCGGGCGAGAGCATGGCGTTCATCGGGTTCTTCGCCATCTTCGACCACGCCCGCACGTAGGCGGGGTTCGAGGTGATCAACACATGGCGGGCCAGGCGACCATCTTCGGCGTCATCGTCCTCGACCATTTTCGTCGCCGACTGGCGAATAGCGTCTGAAGCGCCGGGCATCTTCTCGACGGCCGACAGCGCGCGGGCTCGCAATTCGGTCGAGACCTGTTCGGGGTCACGGCCGAACGTCGTCATGTCCGACAACTGCCACGGGTCGCGGCCCCGAAATACCCCGGTGTCTCGGTGGTCGCGGATCGGGTCGCGGTCGTACGTGCCGCCGTCTCCGCGCTCAAGGCGCACCGTCCCGTTGTTGAGTCCGGAGCGCAGCCGGTCCAGGTCAGCGGCGTGCTGAGTGTTGAGGCCGCGCAGCGTCTCCTGCCCGCGTTCGATGAGGCCGGTCAGTTCGTCGAACCGCACGGCCGCAGCGCCCATCAGATCGTTGGTGCCGGCCTGGTCGAGAAGTTGGTGAGCTTCACGCCGGTAGCCGGCGATCTCCTGCTCAGTGCTGCGCATGTCGTGGGTAACGCTCATGGTCTTGCCTTTCGTCAGAGTTCAAGTAGGTGCAGCCGGCGGGCGGCAACCGCGTTGGGGATCAACATGTTTGACCGCACAGACGCGGTCGTGTCGGGGTACGCCGGCCACACAACCGGCCCGACCTCGGCGCACTTCACTTCCAGCAAGGTGCGTTGGAGCGGTAACCGCTCCGGTTCGGCGCCGTAAAGCAGCCGTGACAGTTCGTTCTCGGAACCGATTTTCTTGCCGTTGCGGTCGCGCCACTCGTCCCGAACCACCGAGAACCGGAAACTCATGCCGTTGATCGCCCCTGTCGAGATGGCCTCCCGGACAAGGTCAATCAGCATGTGTTCCCCGAGCCGCGCCTGCACGAACAGGCCCCGCTCGTCCTCGTGGATATCGCTGATGGCACCGATCGGTACCGACCCGATCAACGGGTGTTGCCCATGATCGAACTGGAACTTGGGGACCAGCTCAGTCAGAGACTTCCGGAACGCGCCGGGAGCCACCAGCTCGTCGAACGTGCCCTCCCAGGAGTCGATGCGGGTTGGAGAGTTGAATACCGCCCCATACCCCTCGAAGGTGCGGCCGTCATCCTCCCCGGCGCGAACCAGAGGGGTGAACGGCACCGAACGGCAGACATCGATGCGCGGGGGCAGCAGCCGTGTCACCACGACGCCACCCCGAGTTCCAGGTCCAGCAGGCGCAGCCGTCGTTCTGCGGTAGCCCGCGAAACCACGTGCCGCGGCGCCGAGTCGGCCTCGTCGAGCACTCGCACATCGACTAGGGCGGCCTCCGCGCGGACCAGCACATCGCCCTCGCGGCGATCTTGGACCGGACGAAATGCCAGAACCCCTTCAGCGCCAGCCGCAATGCGAGCCAGGGCCTCATCACCCTGCTGGCCCTCGGCGACGGGGAACGCGGCGAACAGTTCAGTCGCGGATTCTTCGAGCTTCGCCGCGGCGCCACCAATCGGCACCGCGCGGCCTTCCTGCCCGCTGAACAGTTTCACCTTGGCGCCCCGCTCAGCCAATGACCGGGCGAAGACGCCAGGAGCGAACCGCTCCACATACGGTGCCCCACTGCCGTCGCGCACGGTTCCATCGACACCGTAGGGAAGTGAGACGCCGACCAGTCGGCCATCCACTGCCAACCGGACGCTGCGTAAGAGAATCTGACTCATTGGTCACCACCAAGAATGCGCGAAAAATCAACCGGCGCATGGTGACCCGCGTATCCAGGGTGGCCCACTCCTGTGGACTCCCGGCGTTCGCGCGATACCGAGCTACATTCACGGTACAACCTGACTTGCCGAATCAGCAAGCACCATTGCCTATTCGTCAAAGTCATCAAGGCCGTGCTCACCGTCAATGAACGCCTGAATCTGCGACTGCAACCACTCGACGCCAACGGCGCCGCCGAGCTCGGGAAGGACCACCTCGTACAGGTCGAGCAGGGCCAGTAGCGTCTCCGTCGACCGGCCCTCGGCCGTAGCTTCGTTCATCACCACGGCGATGCCGTCGCGCGCCTGCTGCCCGTGAAAGTTCAGTATCTGCGCGGCCCGGATGACGTCCTTACCGGCCGGCTCAGTCGCAATCACCGCCGCCATCCCGGCAACCCACGGGGCCATCAGGTTGATGCTGCTGGCGGTGCGCAGCAGCCCGATAAGCGCCTGGTGCAGCAGCAGTACCGAGTTCAGCAGCTGTGGGCCACGATCCAGCTCGTTCGTTTCCTCGGCGATTGCCACCATCCCGGCTTTGTCACCGCGGCGGTGATGCAGCAGCAGCACGGCCGCGCGGCGGTAGTCGGCGCGGTCGGGGTTCTGGCCATTAGTAGTCATTTGAATATGTCCCTTTCTGAAATTGCGATATCTGTCGCACATGTGCGCATATGTGTTGCACGCTTAAGGACCTGGTGTTTGTGCAGGTCAGGCCGCATTTCTGTGGTTATCTGTCGCAGTTCCGTAACACGTTCCGTAACACCCCTTGCAGGTCGCGAATCAGGCTTGGCCACAACGTGATTGGACTCAGTCAGGGGGGTCAGAACCGCAGTTTCCGTAACGTGCACATACTTCGGGGGAGGGATTAGGATTTCGATTGGCAGTGCCACCTGGGGTTTCGTGGTTCTCGCGCGTGCCCTGCCCCCGGGGGGTCACGAGGCGTCCTCGGTGTCGGTTGCCTGGACGATGCGCCACACCCGTGCGGTGCGGCTGTCTCCGTGGGCGGGTACGGATTCGATTCGGGGTGACTGCCCGGCGGCGCGTCGGACGTTGTGCCAGGCGTGTCCCGCGGCTTCTCCGGCGGCCTTGGCATCGTCGGGGGTGATGGTGTCGCCGGTTTGCTGGTCGAGCCAGCGGTCGAGCCATTCGGGCACGCCTTCGTAGACGGGAGGTCGGTAGCCGCGCTGGATTGACCAGGTCGCGGTGCCGCCTTTCTTGTCGATGGTGTGTACGTCGGGGTGTGCGGATGCGGCAGCTCGGATGTTGCCCTTGCTGTAGCGCTGTGCCATGCCGGCCTCGATTGCAGCAAACGACGTGGTGGTTGTGTGGCCGGCTGCTTGCAGGTCTGCGATGTATGCGTTAAACCACTGAGAGCACGTGGGCTTCCGTGGCGGGGAGTCGTGCGACCTGCGGGAATCCAGCTCGGTCACGGTAGCGTCGGGTACACCGTGTACTTCGGGTACACGGTCATTGACCTGCTGTTTTTGGGGGTGTACCTCGGGTACACGTGTACCTTCACCGTCAAGCCCGTACCGCTCTTGGTTGCCGTCCTTGGTCACGGCAATCTCGCCCATCGCCGCTAACTCAGCTACGGCCGGGTCGAAG